GTCCAACTGGTCCAACTGGTGTTCAAGGTTCTCAGGGGACCCAAGGCCCAACAGGTCCGACAGGTCCGACTGGCTCAACCGGCGCTGCTTCTACGGTTCCTGGTCCAACTGGTCCGACTGGCCCGACGGGTCCAACGGGTCCTACTGGCGCCGCCTCTAATGTTGCTGGCCCGACAGGTCCAACAGGTCCAACTGGTCCAACTGGACCAACGGGTGCAACTGGTGCAACTGGTGCAGGTGGCGCTCTTGGTTATTGGGGATCTTTTTACGACACTACAAATCAGACAGCGGCCAGTACAACTTCATCATATGTAATAAGCATAGGGAACACGGATCCTAATAGCAGCGGCGTTAGCATTGTTAGTGGTAATAGAATTACTTTTGCCAATGCTGGCGTTTATAACATTCAATATTCAATACAGTTTCAAAATACTGCGACGGGTAATGCAAATTATAATGCCGACGTATGGATTAGAGTTAATGGCGTAGATATAACGCAAAGCAATAGTATTTATTGGGTGCCGTCGAGTGCTGGCGGAACGAATGGAGAGCTTATTGCTGCCATCAATTATGTTCTAAAATTAAACGCTGGCGACTATGTTCAGTTGTTATGGGCTGTTAATAACACATCCATATCCATTGCATCTTTTGCGTCACAAACATCTCCTACCGTTCCAGCAACGCCGGGCGTTATTGTAACTGCTACGCAAGTTATGTATACGCAGTTGGGACCTACTGGACCGACCGGCCCGACCGGATCAACTGGTGCTACGGGACCAACGGGACCAACTGGCCCGACGGGTGCAGCGTCTACAGTTGCTGGTCCGACTGGTCCAACGGGTCCTACTGGTTCTACGGGAACAACTGGTTCAGCAGGTCCGACTGGCCCAACAGGTCCAACAGGATCAACGGGTGCAACTGGGCCTACTGGGCCAACAGGCCCGACTGGTCCGACTGGAACAACTGGAACTGGTGGCCCAACTGGTCCTACAGGTCCCACTGGATCAACTGGTCCAAATAGTTTAACGGTTAATTCAACAACTATATCAAGTGGAACTTCTGGATTTGCTCTATATGATAAATCTGGAACTGTTGGCGAAACTCCACAATCAGCCTTGGTGACAATTTACATTGCTAACAACTTTGGGAGCCTATAATGGCCGTAACAGCTACTCCAGTATTTGCACAGACACCTTATTCTGTGTCTGTAAGTTTGGCAGCCCAGACTGCTTGCACGACACGCGCACCAACTGCTACCGCCAGCTTGGCGGCGGCTAATATAATTCAGTTTGTTCCTACATCAACAAATGGGACAAGAATTGATTATATTAAAGTAGTTGCGGCTTCTAGCAGTATTACGTCTGCCACGGTAGCTAACCTTGTTCAGATTTGGAACTGGGATGCAACAAACGCTTATTTGACGGATGAAATACCTGTGTCGGCTGTAACACCAAGTGCGACGGCTGCCGGATTTACAACGACATATGCTTTTGCTAATGGTTTGTATCTTCCTGCTGCAAACCGTTTGTATGTCAGCGTGACAGTAACAACAGTTGCTAATACAACTGCACTTAGTGCTACTGCGTTTGGGGCGCTTCTCTGATATGCCAAAAACATCATCTGCATTTGGTAAAAGGGTTGCGTCATTTGATACGGCAACGACATCCAGCCTAAAAAGTTATGGCGGCTCGTTTGTATCAGCAACTGAATATCCTACCGTAGATGCTGTTACAGTTATTGGGACAGCGCCTAATACAACAATTAACTTTGACGTTGATAAGCAGTCTGTTTTATATTTTACGCAAAATGCTGGTGGTAACTGGACAATAAATTTTAGGGGAACAGCTGGAACTCCTTTAAATTCATATATTGGACTTAATGAAACCATTACAGTTGTGGCAATGACGACACAGGGTGGAACGGCGTATTATAATAATGCTTATCAAATTGATGGCGCTACAGTTGTTCCAAAATGGCAAGGGGGAGTTGCACCTGCAAGCGGGAACGCTTCTGGTTTGGATATTTACACTTACACAATTACTAAGACAGCAAATGCCACATATACGGTTATTGCTGGCGTGACGCAGTTTAAGTAAAATGCCAATATTATCCACAAAAGGCGCTATTTCTGCTCAGGGATATGGATTTGCAAGCCCTGCATTAGACGCCACATTCGGTATTTTTGCTTTAGGAAACGTCACTGCTACTAGAAATAAATATACTTTTGCTTCTTGCTTAAGTTGTGCTGCAACAAGTTCATCTGCTAATTCAGCATTTGGATCTGCTGCTGGAAACAGCACACGCGGTATTTTCGCTATAGGGCAAACGTGTGGTTCCGTAAGAGTAGCAACCCGTAATAAATATACATACGCATGTAACACAAATGGGACAGCGACGGCGTCATCCGCCAATTCTGCGCAAGGAGAAGCTACTGGAAATAGCACAAGAGGTATTTTTGCTCTTGGGTTTACTACAGTAGCAAGCACTACTAGAGATAAATATACCTACGCTTGTGACACAAATGGATCAGCTACAGCCTCTAGTGTAGCATCAAACTTAGGTGCTGCTACTGGGAATAGCACTAGAGGAATATTTCAGTTAGCAAACTCTACAACGACACGAAATAAATATACTTATGCTTGTGATGCAAATGCAGTTGCTACCGCAGCAAGCGCCACATCTACTGGAGGTTCTGCTACGGGTAATTGCACACGGGGAATATTTGCAATTGGAAGCCAAACAACAACCCGCAATAAATACACTTATGCATGTGATACAAGCACAGCAACAGGTGTTGGGGCTGCAAGTGCTGTATCATTTAGAGGTGCGGCTACTGGAAATAGCACTAGAGGTATTTTTGCTTTAGGAGCAACTGGGTCGCCGTGTGCCGCTCCGTCAACAGCCAGAAATAAATACACTTATGCCTGTGACACAAGCACAGCTTCAGGCGTTGCTGTTTCAAGCGCGGTTTCAACCGGTGGCGCTGCTGCATCAAATGGAATATCAGGGGTTAATTTATAAATGAACTCCAATCCACATAGAAATAACTGTGACTTTCAGTTACGCCATTTCATGGCTGGTTCATGTTTTACTCCTGATGGCGCTTGGATGCTAATGTATAGCCAGAAGGTAGATAGAGAGGCTGTTATTAAAAGTTGTGAAGCGCAACGTATTCGTAGAGAAGCCACTATACTAGATGCGCAATCTATTATTGATGACTTAAATAGCTCTAAAACAGATAAAATGAGAGCTCAGGCAGATATTATGGAGGCTAACGCCAATTACTATGTGTGGGAAAAGAATCTAGAAGCTGCAAAAATGGAATTAAACACCATCAATGAAATTATGATGGAATTAGAGCCACACCGTAAATATGCGCATCTTCCATTATTGGAAGCAAACGAAGCTGCGCAAAGAGAAGAATGGCTTGGTGAGTTTAAAAATAGAGTTGAAAACTTTCTTTTCTCAATTGGCACTATTCCAGAAGACCAGCTTAGGGCTATGAGAAATCATCCTGACTTTCAGACTGAGCTTTTGCCGCATATCCAAGGCGTTATGACCAAACTGTCAGGAGCAAAGAACGCTATTGAATGCTTAACAAATCATTCTGAATATTTTTTAGAAGATAAGCGTGATGTCTGAAGATATTTTAAACAATATACATTGTTTCCCAACCACAGTTTATTCAATTAGTAAGCCAGAGTTTCTTGATTCTGTTCGCAAATCTTCTAATGCCGCATTATTATCTGTAGATCATGAGTTAAATGATATTTACCCTGTAAAAATGACAGGGGATATTTCACAAGACCCATCCATACAGGATTTTTGTTCTTATACTGCTGTTACGGCCCTTAATATTTTAATAGAGCAGGGTTATAACGTAAAAGGAAAAGCTGCATTTTTTACGGAAATGTGGTGCCAGGAGCATTATAAATTCAGCCAAATGGATCAACACATTCATCCTAATGGCGTTCAAATTGTTGGATTTTATTTTTTAGACACGCCGGAAGGGTCATGCGCAGCCACATTTCATGACCCTAGACCAGGCAAAACTCAGCTTGGAATTTCTGAGGATGACATATCTAATGTGACGTATGCATCAAATGCTTTTCATTTTAGGCCGGAGCCTGGAATGCTTGTTTTGACCAATGCTTGGCTACCGCACAGTTTTACTAAAAATGGCAGTAGTGATCCTTTTCGTTTTGTCCATTTTAACATTTCTTTAATTGATAATCCTCATAGTGGCATAGAGGTAGAGGTTATATGAACCACTACCAAATACGCTATAATAAGACAAAGGGACAGCCAGGGCGCGGGACTAAAGATCATGTTTGGCGCGTCTTCGAGAATGGGTTAAAAGAATATCTTGCAAAACACGTTAAGATAAATGTTCCTTCTTGGGATGAGCAAACTGGTGATGATTATAACATTGCCTGTGATGGTTTTTTGCAAATAGACAGGGAAACCTCTACGGCTATTATTAACGGAGAAAATCAATGACGACTTATGCAGAGGTCCAGGGGACAACCTTAATTCTTTATCCGTATCTTTTTTCTACGTTACAGTCTCAAAATCCTTATACAAACTATGGCGACAATTATGATGTTGCTTATTGGTTTCCTCAGACTCAATTGGCTATAGATAATGGTTATACCCTTGAGCCTGTTACAATTTTACCAGAACCTACATATGACACAAATACAGAAATATGTGTTCAAGACGCCGACCCAAAAATGATTGGTGAAACTTGGACTCTAGGCTGGACAGTTTCTGAGATGACGCCAGAACAAAAAGCTTCTCATGATGCTCAAGTTCAAGCTCAAAATAAAAATCAAGCTACTCAGCTTTTAACCAATACTGATTGGACATCTATTCCTTCAGTTGCTGATCCGGCTCAGTCAAATCCTTATTTAATGAATCAAAATGATTTTTTTACATATAGAAATCAAGTTAGGGCAATAGCTTTAAATCCTCCAACAACTCCTGTAACAAATTGGCCTGTTGTTCCTACGGAGCAATGGAGTCAATAAGTAAATACGGGATAGGAAAATGTAATTAAAATGCCTAAGGGGGAAGGGCTATGGAAGATAGAAAGCTAAAAATCTGCGTCTATGCCATCAGCAAGAATGAGGCGCATTTTATTAAAAGGTTTGCTGATTCCTGCCGTGAGGCTGACCTTGTTATGGTTGCTGACACTGGCAGCACTGATAGCACAATTGAGGAGTGTAAGGCTAACGGCGTTACAGTCCATCAAATCTGCATCACGCCTTGGCGGTTTGACCATGCCAGAAATGCAGCCATTGCCCTTATTCCTAAAGAAATGGACGTTTGTATTAGTTTAGATATTGATGAGATGTTGGAGCCTGGGTGGCGTGAGGAAATTGAGAGGGTTTGGATTAATGGTGTTACAACCCGCCTTAGTTATTTCTTTGACTGGGGCTGTGGCATTAAGTTTCGGTATGAGAAAATTCATGCCCGTCACGGCTACTTTTGGCACCATCCCTGCCATGAATATCCTGTTTTTGATAAGCGGATTAATGAGGTTTACGCCTATACTGATAGGCTGATTGCAACCCATCATCCTGATCCAACTAAGAGCCGTGGCCAGTATATGGACTTGCTGGAGCTGTCGGTTAAGGAAGATCCTTTATGCTCCAGAAACGCTTTTTACTATGCCAGAGAGCTTTCTTTTAATGCTCGGTGGCAGGAGTCAATTGACGCCTGCAAGAAGTATTTGGAAATGCCGAATTCTGCTTGGGAGAATGAACGCTGCTACGCCATGCGGGTTATGGCTAGGTGTTACGCGGAAATGGGTAATGCTTATGAATGTGAAAGATGGTTCCAGCGGGCTGCGGCTGAAGCTCCTAATACAAGGGAGCCATGGTGTGAATTGGCTATGCTGTATTACCGCCAGTCCAGATGGGCGGAATGTTATGCAAGTTGCATGAGAGCTCTTCAAATTAAGGAGAGGGAATTAGTTTACACATGTGATCCGGCGGTTTGGGAGCATTGGCCTCATGACTTGGCTAGCATATCCGCTTGGCATTTAGGGTTGAGGGATGAGGCTTTAGAGCAAGCAAAGATTTCTGTTGAGAAGTCCCCTAGAATTGACAGGCTTAGGGATAACTTAAAGTTTATATTGGAAAGCTTTAAGCCGAAGCCCAAAATCCCTAACATAATCCATTTTATGTATTTCTACGGAGAGAAATCCCGTGACTTCAGCTACCTTAACTATTTGGCTGTAAAAACTGCGTTTGATGTTCAAAAGCCGGATAAGATTTATTTTTATTACAATAAAGAGCCGGAGAGTAACGAAAACTGGGACAATATGAAGCAGTATGTTGAGATGGTTCATATTGAACCACCAACGGAGCTTGAGGGCGTTTCATTAGACGGGTGGGCCCAATATCAGTCTGATGTTGTTAGGCTTCAGAAGCTTTATGAAATGGGCGGTATCTATTTGGATACAGATTGTTTCCTGACAAAGCCTCTTAATGACTTCATGGACAATGACTGTGTGTTGGCTGGGTTTGTTGGAGACGTTACTGGCACAAAGTTTAAAGATGAATCTATGCCGGCGGCAACAATTTTGGCTGCTCCAAAATCTGAATTTATTAGGATTTGGATTGAAAGACTTCCTGAGGCCCTAAAGAGTGGGGAGTGGGCTTGGCATATTGTTGGTCTTCCTGTGGAAATATACAAAGAAAACAAAGATTTGCTTACTTTAATAGAGACTGAAAAGTTCCTTCCATTTGATTTTTATGATGAATCAATATTGAGAGAGGAATGCGCCGACGCATATTTGCCGACACTAAATGGCAGCTATGCTGTTCACATGTGGGACACTATATGGCAAGATACACTGCGGCATATTAACAAAGGTTATATGCTGACTGTGGATAATGCTTTCACCCGTCTCTTTAAAAAACACGTAGAAAGTTAATAGCATGGAACCTCAAACAATCATTAACCTTGTAGCGGGTTCAGTATTAATGGTTGTTGGATGGTTAGCTAGGGAGCTTTGGGTTGCTGTGAAAGAATTAAGGGCCGACCTCCATAGAATTGAGATAGAAATGCCAACGAATTATATTAGACGGGATGAGTTTTCTGATGGTATGCGAGAAATTAAAGAAATGTTGACAAAAATATCTGATAAGTTGGATGGTAAGGCTGACAAATAGGCGGGATGGTTATGGCGAATAATACTGCCCAATGGGAATCAATTATTCGCAAAATAGCTCCAACCGCAAGGCAAAGTATTATTAATGGCCTTGCTGCGGCAATGCCGGAAGTCATAGAAATTGCCAATCTTTCTACTAAGGGCCGACAGGCCCAGTTCCTTGCTCAAATTGCTCATGAGAGTGATGGCTTTAGGACTACTGTTGAATATGCCAGTGGGCGGGAATACGACAACAGGTCCGACTTAGGGAATGGGCCAAATGACGGACCTATTTATAAGGGGCGGGGACTTATACAAATAACTGGTAAAAACAATTATAGAAAATACGGCAATGAATTAAATGTTGATTTCATCAGAAATCCAGAACTAGCATCTCAATTCCCTTATGCTGCTTTGACGGCGGCCCTATTTTGGCGTGATAACAATTTAAACAAACTTGCTGATATAAATGACATTGATGGGATAACCCGTAAAGTAAATGGTGGGTATAATGGCCTTGAAAGTCGGCGCCGTTATTTGAAATTAGCAAACTACCAATTAAATGACGTTAGGCTTGCTCAAAGCCGTCTTACCCAGCTTAATTATCCTGTTGGGGGGATTGACGGAATTCATGGCCCCTTAACCAGAAGTGGGATAAGGGACTTTCAAGATGCTGCAAATCTTCCCATAACAGGTTCATTGGACCCGGAAACAATTAGGGTTTTGCACTCAAATGATGCACCTATTCGGCCTGTGTCGGATGAGAGGGCAAATATAACTGCTTCTGAGCTTAGGGATTCTGGTTCCAATACAATAAAAGGGACAGATGAGGCTAGGATAGGCGCCATTGGAGGCGGACTAGCCACAGCTGCGGGTATTACAACGCAGGCGAGTACTATTATTTCTAATGTTCAAGATATAGCTGCAAGCGCCCAATCTGGAATAGACTTTTGGTCATTTATAAAATTTTACTGGCCTGCTCTTTTTGGAATTATTGCTACAATTGTAGCATGTTACTTTGCCTGGAAATGCTATAAAGGCGCCAAGCTGGCAGAGCAAAGCCGGGTTAGGGACGCCGCTGTTGGTATAAATGTAGCGAGGTAATATGCCGTTTGCAATTTTACCCGCCTTACAGTGGCTTGGTGGCTCAATATGGTCCTTTACCAGTTCCACATTGGGCCAATTTGCTATTGTTTTTGCTGTTGCATGGTTTTGGTCAGCCCATCACACAAACTTTCAGTGGGAAACCAGGGTTGCAGCTGAAAATGCCGCCAGAGAGGCGGCTTATCATGCTGAAGTTATACGCCAACAAGAGGCTGCGAGGGAAATAACTGCCGCAGCTACGGCCAGGGCTGACGAAAACGCCTTATTAGCTTATAAGCTAAAAAATCAGATAGATGAATTTAATGCTCAGGAGACGAAAAGTGAGCAATCCATCAAAATATCATGCCCCAAAGTTAGGTATAATTGCCGTGTTGACGACGACTTTGCTGGCGTCGTGCGCAACCTCGACGCATCAGCTGGAAAGGGCAAGGCTTCCAGACGCACCCGCTGATTTTGGCAAGCCTGTTCCACTTCCTGTGGCCACTAAAGGGAAAAGCATAAAGACTTTTGCCCTTGAGAATAGGGCGGCGGCCATTACAGCAAATAAGAGGTTGGAGGCTGATGGGGATTTTTATAATGATGTTTTGCGTCAATTTGGTGAGATTATTCAATAATTTATTTTTGTGGTAAGATTGTAGAGGGCAAAGAGGCATATAATGACGACTGGCTTAAGCTACGACGGGACTGTCCCCGGAACCACAAGTTATATTGGTCAAATTTCTACCATGGCCGTTGTTGACCCAACGGACACCGCTTTTTTGGCTATTTTACCCCAAATGATTACCTATGCGGAAAACCGCATATATAGAGATGTTGACTTCCTTTTCACATCTATTGCTACGACTGCCTATGGATTGACTGTTGGAAGCCGTATTATTTCTGTTCCGGCTGGCACTCTTGTTGTTCCTGAACAGATTAATGTGATTACGCCTTACACTGTAACCAATCCAGATTTGGGGACAAGAAACCCTTTACTGCCAACAACCAAGGAATTTTTAGACGCTGTTTATAACGTGGCGTCTAATACTGGCTTGCCTAAATATTTTGTTCCATTTGATGATTACACTTTTCTTGTTGGTCCATATCCTGACAGCAATTACACCTGCGAGATAATTGGAACTTACCGTCCAGACAGTATGTCAGCATCAAACCTTACGACGTTTATCAGCCTTTATCTTCCTGATTTATTAATCATGGCCAGCATGATTTACATTGCTGCTTATCAACGCAACTTTAGTAGTGCAATGGGTAATGATCCTCAAATGCCTGTAACGTATGAGACTCAATATCAAACACTTCTTAAGGGCGCCGTATCTGAAGAAAATAGAAAGAAGTTTGAGGCTGCGGCTTGGTCTTCTCAATCTGCTTCTACAACTGCTACTCCGACTCGCGGTTAACGAATGTCGCACACTACATTAAAGTTAATCCCTGGAGTTGACCAGAATAGGACGCTGGCTTTAAACGAAGCCGCCATTTCCTACACAAACCTTGTTAGATTTGTCCCTGACAAACAGGGATTAGGGCTTGTTCAAAAGCTTGGTGGGTGGACCCAGTGGTTTAGGGGTCAGTTGTATTCTACCGTTAGGGCTTTATGGGCCTGGGAAGATACAAATGCCTTGGCTTATCTTGGCGTTGGATCACAGACAACTATTGCTTCTATTTTAACGGCTTCATGTAATGGAACATTGGCGACCATAACCTACAGTGGAAGTTCATTATTTCAAGTTGGATCAAATGTTATTATTTCTGGAATTAGTGTTAATGCCTATAATACGCCGGTAGGAACTTCTACGGTAGTAGCTGCCTCTGGTCCTAATTATATTCAATACACATTAAGCGGTTCTCATGCGTCTGTGTCTAATCCAGACGGATCTCCAATTGGAGCCTTAAGTTCTGGTGATGGACTTGGTTACATTGCTGCAAATGCAAACACCTCATTTAATATTATAACTCCCCGCGTTACATTCAGCACAAATTCACCTCCAGACGCTGTTACAACAGCCGGAAGTTCACAGGTTCGGATAAATAACGCTGGATCTAATGTATCTAATTTTGACTCCGTTTACATAAAAACACAAATTAGTGTTGGCGGCCTAATATTATTTGGCAGCTATCCTTGCACATACATTGATGGCGCTAATAGCTATTTTATAAATGCAAAAAACATAATTGGGAGTCCCGTTGCCGCAACTACAACAGTTCCGCCTGGGACGGCGGCAAGTGTTCCTATTTTTACATTTGCAATAGGAGACCAAACTGCAACAGTAACGCTACCTAATAATGGTTATTCTGTAGGGGACACATTCCCAATTATTGTTCCGTTAAATTTTGGCACAACAACCCTTTACGGAAACTACATTGTATCTTCTATTATTGATACAAATAACTTTAAAATATCATTAAAATCAATTCCTAATTCTTCTGTTATTATTTCTATATCTGGAAATGGGACAACAACAGGAACATTTACCTATTCTGGCGTATATAATTTTAACGTAAATGACCATATATTAATTTCAAATTATACAGGTCCTGCATCTCAATTTAATACTCCATCAGGTCAATATGCTAAAATATTAACAATTGATAATGTGTATAAAACAGTTACTTTTCAAAATTCCAATGGCTCCATATTTATGTCAATGACAGAATCTGTTCAACAGGGTTCTGCTTTTATAAATCAATCTTATTTAAATAATGGGAATGCTTATTACGAATACTTAAAAACTCCAGGCCCAACCCCTTCTGGGGGTGGATACGGTAATGGATATTATGGGGATGGTTTATATGGAACGGGAACTCCTGGACAAGCAACTGTTGCTGTAACGGGATCTCCAATTGCTGCGGTAGACTGGACGCTTGATAATTGGGGTGAAATTCTTGTTGCCTGCCCTATTGGCGGTCCAATTTATAATTGGTCTCCAACTGGCGGGAATTCAGTAGCCTCAGTTATGTCTAATGGCCCTATGGTAAATGATGGGATGGTTGTGGCTATGC